ATAAGCTCTTAGATACTCTTGTAATAGAGGTCTTTTTCTCAAAGCTACTTCTGCTCATGCATCATATTCTTGAGCTACTTTAGTCTGGATTTCTTGATAATTCCATCCTTTAATCTTCTGCACCATTTTTGCTGTTGTGCTGTTGTTTACCATCTCTTATATGTTAAGTAAATTAAGATCGTGAATCTATAATTTTTCATTTCTGACTTGTTCAGTCATAGAGTTCATTTACTACTGCTAGATACCTAAATGCATCTGAAGAGTGAGAACTCCAATCATGTTCTGGTCATTTGAATGTCTGTCTTTTCTCATCTAATTCTTTGTGATAGTTCTTCAGACATTTCCATCATCGTTCAGTCTTCTCTTTATCAAACCAACAATAAGGTAGGATAGCTCTTACACTGTTTATTCAGTCTAATACTGAAAGCTTAGGAACTATTTGAATGTCTGTAAATCAGTATTCATACATTTTCTCTTCTACTGTCTTTCATGTCTGTAAGCTTCTAGCTTGAGCATCATGAGGAAGTCGCATAGTTCAATATCTGTAAGGCTTCTCCTTTAGAATAGCTACATAGTGAGATAGTCATTCTCAGCTATTCTCATAATGATCTATAACTCTGATTTCCTTTCAGATTCTCTGCCAGAATCGAATAGCAGTAGAGTCATTTATTCCTAAGTCCCAAACAGTAAACACATCTAAAGCTGAATCGTATGGAAGAGTTGTTCTTCTTCCAGCATTCTCTAATTGAGTTAGTATTTCTGCATAGAAGCTTCAATTTATTCATGCATCAAAGCTACAGTAATACTCTTGTTGGAAGATAGCATCGCTACCATTCTTCATAATGATTTCTTGCCTTTCAGATTCTAATACTTCCTTACTTATCGCTTTTGTATCATCTACTGTCTGAATTGATACCATCCAATCTTTATTCTCTTTAGCCATATCTAATAACTCTTTAGCATGATTATCTCATCTAGGAGTAAAGTTGAATATTGCCCATCATCCATTCTCTGCTAATATAGGTCTAAGGAAATCCCAAACAGCAGGAGATTGTAATGAATACTCAGAGAACACAATACCGATAGGATTAGTTCAGACAATGGAGTCTACATTATCAGATCATATAATCTGAATTATGCTTCAGTTGATTAACTCCACTTTCATTTCTGTATCATTCTTTCTTTTAATGATCTGTGATGGAATATGATTTATTGTCTTCCATCAGTCTTTATCTATTCAGTCCCAAGCAGCTTTCTTTCACTGAGAATAAGTAGGGAATACATAGTAGTAGATTCAGACATCTTCCATAGCTTTTTTAACTATGATATTGAAGCAGGCTTTATCTTTTCATGCTCTACGATGCCAAACCATTATTATTCTCCTTACTCAATTATCTATAGCTTCGAATATAGGAAGCTGATAATCTCTAGGGATGAAATGATAAGGGATTGTTAGTTCTGTCATGTCTTATAAGATACAATGTTAATACTTAAATTTCATTCTTGCTCTATTTTTTCAGTATACATTTTATGATACTTTCAGAGCTTCTCTAATGCAGAGTTTACATTCTTCAAATCCATAACTTCTTTTTCTTGTCAGTTGAGATTTACAGGCTGTCTTCACATTCAGATTTCTACTATCTGATGTAAATTGTCTAATACATAATCTACTCATACATCGAATTTCTCTATCTTCTTTTCTACTTTACTTCATAAGAACTCTTGAATGTTAGCATTTGCTAGTAATCTACTTGAATTTACTCTTGCAGTATTATCAGTTCATCAGTAGACTTTCTTGTAGCTTGCAGTTGCATTGAATGTCTTTAAGTATTCCAGACAGAACATCTTTTGTTTTTCATTTAGTTCTTCTTTCATGATGTAATAGTCTCTATATAAACGAGGTGCATTATAATCAAAAATTATAAAGTGGTGGATTTTTCTTCTTACAGAAAAGGAGAGAAATCTGATCTCTCCAATTCCAATAGACTAAACAATGAAGAAGAACTACACTACTTATCGTAGCTATATGAATATACTCAAATTTTCAGAAATGGTGGATTTTTTTAATCATGACTTTTCCATAGCATTTTTGATGTTATTTTTAGCATTAGCTAGAATACGATCTACAGTAGTGTGGTCTACTCAGTAAATAATAGAAATCTGTCTAGCAGTTAAAGGCTCTCCAGTCCATTCATAATCGAAATATAAATCTAGGATTAGATTGTTTAAGGCTGTTCTTTCATCTGGTCTAAAGTATCTCTCTATTTTTACTAAGTTCTCTATTTCATAACAGATTACAGTACCAAAAAACGACTCCTTTTCATATAGTCTTCATCTCTTGAAATATTGTCTTCTTTGGTTAGTCAGCATTGGATTTATTTGAATTTATAAATTCAATTACCATTCTCATCTTCTCAGATACATTCTACTAGATTATTCTCTTCTACTTCAGTGTCATACTCCTCATAAATCTTGAGTAGTTTTTCAATCATTTGTAGGATTCTTTCTTTTGTCATTTCAATTATAGTAAGTAACTAAAACATGAGCTAGTTCTTTCATTTTGTTTAGATTTTTAGTTGGGTTATCAGATAGCTTGTTAAGTCTACTGACTAGCTTATCTACTTCTTTTTTATCCATCAGATGAATCTTTGTAGTAAATTCTTTTTAGGTTTAGGTATTTTTATTTTTGGTGGATTTAAGTTCTCCAGCTTCTCTATCTCATCAAAGTCTAATATCATTACATTCTCATCATTCAGCTTTTCTCTTCTTCTGATGTTAGCTTCTACTGAAGTAGTTGTTTTCTTCTTTCTTACTTGAGATTCTACTCTAGGTCTATAGATAGCATCATGAAGATTCATTCCTTTTCGCAGTCTTCGAACAAATGTAGTATAGCTACAAGGTATGTTTCAGAGAGATTTTTGTTTGTTTACATGTATTCAGTAGTAGAATTTTAAGTCTCAGTATGGATATTGTCTAGGCATTTTCTTTTTGTTTAAGAAATAAATAAGAAATCTGTTTACATAACTGTGATATTGTCTCCTTATCTTCTTTAAGTTGGAGTTTTAGTGCATTTAATTCCCTTTCTAGTTGAGCAATTTGTTTATCTTTTTCTTTTAGTTCCATGTACTTCCTATTGAGTGTAAGTTGTACAAGTTTTTCTGAGTCAGTAATGTGTTTAGCCATAGTTTTGTTTTTAAGAAAATAAAAAAGTCTGACTAAATTGTCAGCTTGCTTGCATACTTGATTATCTTTTCAGAGTATTTCTTAATTATCTTCTCGTAGTCTTCTTTACTTCGTTCTTTGTTTAGCTTTTTGTTATTGGCAATCATCTGATCTACTGTTTCTATTCAGTAGCGATTCTGCATATATCTTGTATATACGATATAGTTTCAATTCAATACTACATTACAGCGATAGCAACCAGCATGGCAGTTGGTTTCATCGTAGCGATAAAGCCAGCAACTTCTTTTAATGAAGTGCATATTTTGGGCTTGCTTCCAAAACATTTTAGCTCAGCATAATGGACATTTAACTATTCCATGTTTATCAGAATCTCTTAGTCTGATATAAGTAGAGAAAACTGAATCAGCTTTTTTTCTGAGCTTTGATTTGCTTGGAGATTTTGTTTTTTTAGATTTTTTGAGCATAAGTCAAAATGCCTTGATATAAATCAAGGCTCTACTCACTATGTTTACCACTACTACAATTATACTCCTGAATTTACCATTTACAAGAGATTTTTTAGTTAAAGTCTGATTTTTAACTATTGGTTATCATAATTTTTAGACTCTACCTTGTATTTGATTATTGACTTTTATATAAATAATTATGTGGTAATTAAAAAGGTAGAGTCTTTTATAACGATTTTACTTTTTTATTATACACGAAAATGATACAAAGATATTTAGATTATATTCAGTACACAAGGTGTTTATCCATAAACACAGTTATTAGATGCAGAAAAGGGCTAAAAAAATTTGAGATCTATTTACAAGGTATCTGAAAAACTTTGGATAGATCCGAAGAAATAAAGTTAATAGATATATTAGAGTTTACTTGAAATATGAGAAAAGCATGATTAGTTGAGACATCATGTAATTCAGTATTAGATGCAGTAAAGGGAATATTAAGATATGAGAGGGAGATTTTAGAGATGGATGTTCTGAATGACAGAAAGATAGAATTACTTAAAGAGCCTGATAAACAAATCTGATTTTTCAAAAAGGAAGAAAAAAAGAAGATTATAAATGCAGTTAAGAGGGGAGTGGGGAAGAAAGAAGTTACACAACTAAGGAATAAACTACTTACTTATATGTTAATGCAGACTTGATTAAGATGCCATGAGATAGCTAAAATAAAAGTAGAAGATATATGAGAGAGCTTGCAGGTTATAGGGAAATGACAGAAACTAAGAACTGTATATTTGAGACCTGAATTATTAGAGATGATAAAAGAATACCTATCTAAAAGGAAAAGAGAATCTGAATACTTATTTGATTCTACTACTGAATGAAGACATCTCAGAGAATGATCTATAAGGAATATATTTATAAGAATGAGTAGGGAATTAGGTTTTCATATTCATTCTCACAAGTTCCGCCATACATTCGCAACTGATTTAGTACATTTAAGATGAAGTAACATATTCAATGTAGCAAAGCTCATGGGACATTCTAGGATAACTACAACACAGATCTATTTATGAGTTAATGATTCAGAGCTAAAAAATCTACAATTTAGATTAAAAATGTAAAAAAGTCTGAAAAAGTAAACTATAAAAGTCTAGTTAATAACTACTATAATTTTTTTATATAAAAAAAGTGCATTTAGATTTGCATTATATTTTTTTTTGATTATACTTATTACAGCAATGAGGTGATGAGCCTCGCAGTTGGCACAGAGTTGCTACCAAGTAATGATAAATAATTTCTATCAAAAAAGTGCGACCAGTAAACCTATCGCACCAAGTAGAAGAAAGTATTTAGCCACCTGTTATTGCTACATTATATCTAGAGTTTACCACACAATAAGGCTCTACTACACAAGATATAATGGTAGGGTTATCATCAGCACTTAGTCATATAGTGCTGTAGGAACGATAACCCCCTACAGTACAATATGAATAGGTGCTTTTTTATTAGACCTCTAGCAT